GTCGTTTGGTGGTGTGGATTTGGGTTACACCAAAGGTGGTGTTCAGGTTGAAGTAGCCACTGAAACACTGAAAGTCACCGTCGATCAGTTGGGGCAGACCGTAATTTCCGAATTAGTTCAGGGGCGCAACATTACCATCACCGCGCCTCTGGCTGAGTCTGTACTCCAAAACATGGTTGACCTGATGCCTGGTTCTACTCTGAGCGAAGATGACAACTCTGTCACGATCACATCTGCACAGGGCGTTAACCTGATTGATGTGGCGAAGGAGCTGGTTCTGACTCCGCAGGACACCACCGACTATGTGTTGACCATCCCGAAAGCGGCAACCGCGGGCAACTTCACTATGACCTACCAGTCTGATGATGTTCGTGTGTTCTCTGTTCAGTTCAGCGCATACCCTGATGACGAAGGCGTTCTGGGAAGAATGAGCGGCCCTAAACCGGTAAAAACTGTGTCGATCGCACCGGAATCTCCAACCGTAAAAGCTGGAGAAACTGTGCAACTGACAGCCGAAATCACTCCAGCTGATGCCGCAGACAAAACCGGTGTTTGGGAATCCGAAGACCAGGAAAAGGCCACGGTAGATCAAACGGGTCTGGTACGTGGTGTGGCGCAGGGTTCTACAAATATCTCCTTCACCAGCAATAGCGGTGGTAAGAAGGCAACTAAATCAGTAACGATTAACCCCGCAGATTAATCAGTAATTAAGCAGAGGCTCAGGATGGGCCTCTCTTTTAAAAGGATTTTAACCAATGACCAAATTACTCGATCTCGATTCCATTCTGCCTCCGAAGAAAAGCATCAAATTTGGCGGTCAGGAATATCCCATCGTTGAAATGACGGTAGGTCTGTTCGTTTCCATCAAGCAGATGGAAGGTAAAGATCTCATGAACATGTCTCCTGTTGAGCAAGTGACAGCTTATGCAGATCTGGTTCGTAAGGTTATCCCTTCAGTACCTGACGAAGTTCTTGAAAAACTGACTGTTCCGCAACTCCAGCAGATCTTCACCTTCGCTATGGAAGTGATTGATGAAGAAAACGAAAAAGCGGCTGGCGAAGGGGCAAAGTAATTTCCCGCGATGAATCCGGGACAAGGACCGTCTCAATAGATCTCGGATTCTATTTCAGTCGTGTAGTTGCTCACTACGCCGTGTCGCCATTAGAGCTACTGAACGTTCCTCTCACGATGTTCTGGATGCTCAGTCGCAATATAGACCGTCTGCGTGCGGAAGAGGATGTCCGCAACTTACAAGTCGCTCGTGCGTCCCAGGCGGATGGCGAGGCTGTGAAGGCGTTCATGGAGGGTTTGCAACTCAGGATTGGAAGACCAGTCGTAACAGATAAAGTCTACGATCCAAGCCAGGATAAGGCAGACCCTGACGCCAAAGAGCAACTGATGCAAATATTTGGCAGAGGATGACAAGGGAATGTCACAAAACGTAGAGTTTATCCTGTCGCTGGAAGACAAACAGTTTACAGCGTCAATCGATCGTGCGGGGAAACTGCTTACTCGATTTGGTGAGCAGGTAACAAAGCCTGCTCAAAAAATCCAAACCTTTGAACGCTCTTTGGGTTCGGTCGCCCGTATCATTGGCGTTCTGGAAAGCAAGCTCGATTCTACGGCAGATAAACTACAGGATGTAGCTGCCGGTTTTGAGCTTGCTTCAGATGCTACGCGTAAAATGCGTGGCAACATCACCAGCCTCAATTCTGGTCTTAAAGCCCTGATTGAGCGCGTCGATACGACAACTTCTTCAGTAGATAAACTCACCGCGTCATTACGTAAAGTGCAATCAGAGCTAAATGATTTCTCTGATTGGGCGACCTATGCAAGCAAAAGCGCAAGCCGCTTTGGTACGGAGGTCAAAGAAGCCTCTGTGTCCGTGAGTGGCATGAATACGCGCCTTAATACCACGACGAAGCGACTCAGTAATTGGGGTGTCACAACGAGTCAGGCTGCCGAGGGACTGAAAAAGGTTCGTGAGCAGATGGACGAAGTTATCGGACGTCAGCAACTGATTAGCAAGCCGGTACGCGTTCGTACATCTGGAAGTGGCGATGGTGGTAGCGGGCGGCGTAGCGGCGCTTCTGGCCATAGCGGTAAAAGTAACGAAGGAGGTATGTTCTCTGGCCTTCGTGGCAACATTTTCCTGCTTGGCGAGATCGGAGATGCAGCCAGAACGGTTACTGACATCATGTTTGGGTGGCAGAAGCCTATTGTTGAAGCTGCGGCCGAAATGGAACGTATGCGGGTGATGCTTCGAGGGTTGAATAAGGAGAAGTCCAACCCGGGCCAGGCTGCGGCTGATGATATGAAGTACATCGTAGACATGGCTCAAAATGCGCCGTTCGCGATGCAGGCGTTAACAGACTCCTTCGTGAAGTTTCGTTCTGCTGGCTTAGATCCAACCGATGGTTCTCTGAAGGCGCTGGTGGACTCCGTTGCTCGTTTTGGTGGTGATAGTGAGCTGTTGAAACGTGCGGCTGTGGCCGTTCAGCAGATGTCCGGTAAGGGCGTTGTGTCAATGGAAGAGCTACGTCAGCAATTAGGTGAAGCCGTTCCTAACGCGATGCAGGCAATGGCAGACGCCGCAGGCATCACTATGGGGGAACTGACTAAAGCCGTTGCCAGCGGTACGGTTGAGGCAAAACAGGCGTTGTCTCTGATGTTTGTTGGTCTGCGTGCGGAGAATGAGAACGCAGCGAAAGACATGATGCAAACCTACACAGGTGCGCTGGCGCAACTTCAGACGTCATTCACGTTATTTGCTGATCGGGTTGGTCAGGCCGGATATCTGGATTCTCTATCGAAGGGGATGAAAGAACTGGCTTCAATCATGAATAGCGCCGAAGGGATTTCGTTTGCCAATTCTTTAGGTTCGGGGTTAACAACGGCAATCGATGGGTTGCGTCAGCTTGCTCAATGGTTAGCAAAGAACCAAGAACTGGTAATTAATCTCGGTAAGGTCGTGGCCGCGATGGTTGCGTTCAAACTGATGCGAGCAGGGATCATGGGGGTAGTTGGCGCTGGGAGCCAGATGGTTAGCACCTTTGCCACGATGGCGACCGCCATACAGACTCCATTTAACCTCGGCGCTACAGCAGTAACTCGATTCAATCGTGCGGCACGTATGGGGCTGGCTCCGATCCCCTCTCTTATTTTCGCCATCCGTGGGGCGATTACGGGGCTTAAAGGCGCTTTTGCTGGATTAACGGCGTTCATTGCAGCAAACCCTATAGGGGCAGCATTTACAGTTGCCACTGTAGCTGTTGCTGGCCTAATCACGTACATGACCATGCTCCGCAGCGAAACTTCAAAGGTCGTTGACGAGATTAGGAAAATACCAGAGGCGATGACGGCGGCCAAACGTGCACAAATGGCCGACCGCGCAGAAAAGCTCGAAAAGCAGATTCTTGCTGATCAACGAGCATTAAAAACTGGTGAGGGTGTTAATTACGTATCTAACTCTGCCGGTGTTATTACTCACAAAGAGTCGAAGGCTGACATCGAAGCACGCCTGAAAAAAAATCAGGAAGAATATCAAAAGATAACCGGCACGATAGCTCTTGGTGACGGCGCTGTAGCAAAGCGTTTGGCTAAAGAGGCTGCCGAATCTCAGATTGAGAAAATTCGAGCGGAAAACCAGATTTTCGCGGCAACATTCGTGAAAGCCCGGCAGGAGGCTCTGGACAAGATCCAGAAAATCAATGATGACGGTTCACTTTCAGATGACGAAAAGAACAAGCTATTGGCACCGTTACGTGAAACGGTAAACAAAAGCTATCTGGAGCCTGCGCAAAAACTGGTTGATTCACTTTCTTCTCGTAAGAATGCGACCGAGAAGCAAATCGCGACTCTTAATGATCAGCTTGAAAAAGCCAAAAAGGATGGCAATACCGAGCAAATCCAGAAACTGCAAGGCAGTATTCGTGGTTATCAGGAGCATTTGGAAGCCGTTGCTCAGGAACTTACTCAGGCAGAGTTCGAGAGAGATAACGCGGCCAAAACTGGTAAGGGCGTAATGTCAAACCAGGGGACTGTTCTTGGGTTAGGTACAACTGATAAAGCTGCTCAGAAGGCGTTGGCGCAATATATGCGAAACCAGATGGATTCTGCGACTTATCAGCGTACTTTGCCTGACGGCACTCCGATGATGGACTTCGAAGGTAAGCCGATTATTGGGCCTAAACAACTCAAGACGCAGCTTAATTTGCAGAAAGCATCCAGCGCCAGCTCTCTGGAGAAAATGAGCGATGAAGAGCGTGCCGCAGCCATTGCTGCACTAACTAAAGCTCGTGAACAGGATGCAGCAGCTGCCGAGAAAGCAGCCCAACGATCAGCTAACGCCTCGCAGCGTGCGGCCAAGAAGGAACAGGCAGCGCAACAGAAACTGGCAGCCGGATACCAGAAGGCTCTGGACAAAGCCGATCAGCTTATGGGGCAAATGGGTGAAAGCTCTAAGGCTACGGTATCGTTTGATCAGTCTCTTCGCGATACAACGAAATCGCTGACAGATTTGGCTAATGCGGTTCCTAACGAGTTCATCACTCAAGAGATGATCGACAAGGCGAAAAAACGTCTTGAAGACCTCAAAAATGCGACACCTGAATATCGCGAGATGTTTAATCGCCGCAATGTTGAGCAGATGATCTCCACTTGGGCACCGGAGGCGGATTCCATTATTAGTGCTGGCTATACGCCGTCTCGCGAAGAGAAAGTTGCTGATTTCGAAGACACCTACAACCGCAATCTCAAAGCGTTGATAGAACTTCGTGATAAGGCGTCTGATCCTAAAGTTGTGGCGCTTTATACAAAGAAAATCAATCAACTGATTGCTGCTGGCAATACCGCGCTTATTAAAGAGACGGGGACTGCGACGCAGAAGTTGGCACTGGAATACGAAAACTTGGCAGAGCAGATCGAAAGCACCTGGACTGATTTGTTTAGTGGCTTAACTGATGTCCTGACTGATTTCGTTATTAACGGGAAGATGAGCTTCTCCAGCCTATCTCAGTCCATTTTGAAAGATATCACCAATATGGTCGTGAAGTCGCAAATCACGCTGCCTCTAATGAACATGTTGGGGATGGGAACCACCGCAGCTGGTAGTTCACAGAGTGGCAATTTGCTCACTGGAGTTGCTTCTGCCGTTGCCAATCAAGGTGTACGAATGGGCAACACTGTTAATGGCGACAAGTCGGTAGGAGAAGCCACGAAGGAGACGTCCAGTTCGGTAACTGGATTGGGGCAAACAACACAGCAGACCACCAGCGCAATTGGCACAGCAACAAATGCGATTGGTAGCTGGGTATCGGGGCTATTTGATAGCACCGAAGCCAAAGATGCTGAGACAAAAGCAGTGAAGGACTCCATCTTCTCGATGCAGAACCTCAGCTCTGTTACCGGCGCTCTGTCTGCCGCGTTTGCAATGCTTGGAGCTAATGCTTCCGGCTCTGGTAATAAGTGGTTGAATTTCGGCGCGACAGTTGCATCTGGTTTGGTTTCAGTATGGGCTGGTGGTGGATTCGATGGATTGATGTCCGGTTCTTCTGGCTCAACTTCCGGGTTCAACAATCTGACCAGTTCTGCTGCCGATGGCACGAATGGTATTCCTGCAATTCCGAAGTTTGCAAATGGTGGCATATTCGGAAAAGACGGCGTGATCCCGCTCCGGGCATACCAGAAAGGCGGTATCGCCAACTCACCTCAATTGGCGTTGTTTGGGGAAGGCGATATGAATGAGGCGTATGTTCCATTGCCTGATGGTCGAACAATCCCTGTAACGCTCAGTACCGATGGTATGAGTGGAGGAGGAAATGTTCTTTCTCCGGTATCAATTGAGATCAACGTCCATAGTGACGGTAGCACAACTGAATCCGGCGATACAGAAAGCATATGGAACAATGCCGCTCAACGGATGAAAGCAATCGCGCTTGAGACTATCGCTCAAGAGAAACGCCCTGGCGGATCACTCAACCCAAACACTCAACGTAACTAACTATCGACTGCCCCGACCGGGGCAGTCTCACAAGGATGTGAGATGGAAAGACAAACGTTTAATTGGTATCCAGATTACGAATCTGAAAAAAGCGTAAAACCGAATGTAACGGTACTTAATTTTGGTGATGACTACGAGCAGCGACAGGCTCAAGGTCTTAATCGTATTAAAGAAGAATGGTCGTTAACCTTTACCAGATCATACAACGAAATTAATGCAATCGATGACTTCCTGACTGAGCGATCAGGCGTTGAATCGTTCTATTGGGTTAATCCAAGAGGCAAGCAGATTGTAGTTGTATGTGACAGTCATACGGTCAAGCGATATCAGGGGTACTGTGTCTTAACTGCTACATTCAGACAAGTATTTGAGGCTTAAGTATCTGGATAAGTAAGTACTAATTTACTATCATTGTGGCGCTGACAGGATGTCAGCGCCTACTTATTTCAAGGATGAAACAATGGGAATTAAAGCTGATATTCAGAGCTTATCTCCCTCTGCACTCATTGAGTTGTTCGTACTGGATATGTCGAACACAACTTCAGGGGGGAAGCTATTCTTCCACGCCGGAACAAACGAACTGATGCAACCGGTCGTCTGGCAAGGAGTGACATACGAGCCGTGGCCAATCAAAGCATCAGGCTTTGACAAAACTGGCCAGGGAACGTTGCCACGTCCAAAAATTCAGGTATCGAACTTTGCCGGAACCGTCTCTGCGGAAGTTCAGGCGAACGACGATCTTGTTGGCTGCCGCATTATTCGCAAGATGACGCTGGCTCGCTTCCTCGATGCCGTTAATTTTAAAGACGGCAACCCAACAGCAGATCCAAACCAACATTTCCCGGATGAAATGTGGTTTATCGAACAGAAAACTCTCGAAACTCATCAGGTTGTCGAGTTTGAATTGTCCAGTGTGTTCGATTTGATGGGGGTGCAACTGCCGTATCGTCAGATCATTAAAAACACCTGCCCGTGGAAATACCGAGGGCCAGAATGCGGCTATACCGGTCCATATTTCGACAAAAATAACCAGCAGACGTCTATGTCTGGTGCTGATTACTGCACAAAACGTTATGACGCCTGTAATGCGCGTCGGAATTATTTTGCCGACGGTGTGATCCATTTTGGCGGATTTATTGGAGCTACGCGGTATGGGTAATAAAGCAATCCCTGAGCTTGGCTCTGACGTTATGCAGCAAATCTATCTCTGCGCCATAAATCGCTACCCTAATGAAGCGTGTGGCTTTCTGGTTAGAACTAATGGCGACAAATATCGCTTTATGGAAGCGCGGAATGTTTCGGAGAACCCGCAGAACACTTTTGTAATGCACGTTGACGACATTATGGCGGCAGAGGATGCGGGTGATGTTATCGCAATCTGGCATTCACATACTGATGAATCAGCAGAAGCATCTGATGCCGATCGTGCAGGCTGCGAAGCGACGGAAGTTCCGTGGATGATTCTGGCTATTCGCAAGAATGTTGAGGGAGATGCCCCTTTCCATTTTAGCGAGATGAATGTGATCACTCCTGATGGTTTCGAAATGCCATACCTGGGCAGACCGTATGTATTTGGCGTATTTGATTGCTGGATGTTGTGTCGGGACTATTTGAAGCGTGAGTTTAACGTCGAACTAAACCCGAACGCACACCTGCATATTCCATCGTGGTACACCGGCGATAACGACATTCTCGATCAGAACTACCGAAACGAAGGATTGGTACGGCTTGCGCCCGGAACAGAACCTCAACGTGGGGACGTCTTCTTTATCCAATACGGAAAAATGCCTGACCACTGTGCGGTTTATATCGGCGATGGAATGATTCTTCATCACCAGATCGACCGCCTTAGTTGTCGTGCTTATTACGGCGGGATGTATCAGAAACATACGACGCATCACTTGCGTCACAGAGACTTGCTCAAGGGAGATGAGACGTGTCTGAGTTAGTTCATGTGCAGCTTGGCGGCCCTATGGCCAAACATTTTGGCCGCCACTGGCATCTAAAGGTGCGTAATACAAAACAGGCTCTGGATTTAATTGAGGCCAACAAGCCTGGGTTTAAAGCATGGATGAAGCGCAATATCAAAACCTATGACAGATACCACATCCAGATCACCAATAAACAGGGCCACAAGTGGTCTGTGGACGAGAGTGAATATCAGATGATGGGGCAGTCTGACAATATTGCAAAAATCCGCATTACCCCTGTTCCGCGAGGAAGTGGTGGATCTGCTTTTGGATGGTTTCAGACGGTTGTTGGAGCAGTATTAATGGTTGCCTCGATATGGGTGCCCGCTCTTGCGCCTCTCGGTTTGTCACTGATGATGGGCGGTATAGCGCAAATCATATCTCCGCAAGCCACTAACGAAAGTGTGAGGCAGGCGGATAACTCGAACTCTTATTACTTTGATGGACCTCAAAACACAACAAACCAGGGGAACCCTGTACAGCTTATCTATGGCGAGGAAATTTTAGTTGGCTCACAGGTCGTGAGTTCTTCTATCACCATCGACCAGCTTATGTAATCAAGGATTTTTTGGACATGGAACAGTTCAAGAAGAAAAAATTACCGCTTCTTATTGCCGGTGCTGGTGGCAAGAAAAGTAAAAGCTCCAGCCGTACCCCGGTTGAAGCTGATGATACTGTCAATTCTCGTGCTATGGCAGCCATCCTCGACCTTCTTGGCGAGGGGGTTATCGGTGGCCTGGTAAATGGCGCAAAGTCGATCTTCATCGACGATTTACCGATCTTGAATGAAGATGGCTCTTCCAACTTCAGCGGTATTACATGGGATTTTCGTGACGGCTCACAAGATCAGACGCCAATGGCTGGTTTTGATTTTGTCGAAACGCCTAAGTCCGTAAATATTCAGCTTAAAAAAACACACGACGTTACGGTTTCAATCGATAACGATGAAGCTGATCGCGTTCGTGTCATCATGAAATTCCCCTCTTTACGTAGCGTTGATAAAAGCTCTGGCGATACAAATGGCACTACGGTGAAGTACAAATTCCAGATCGCCAACGCAGACGCAACATTTTCTGATGTAGTGGCAGAAGGTGAGAAAAGCGTTGATATCACGCTAACGGCAAAGAAAACCGGCGTGTATTACCGTAGCTATGAGCTGAAACTGCCTAAGCCTGGTCGTGCATACAAGGTTAGGGTGATTCGTCTTACAGATGATAATAGTAGCCAGTACCTCTACAACGACACATGGGTTGATTCCATCGGTGAGATTGTCGACACGCCAATGAACTACCCTAACTCTGCTCTTGTTGGCTTGAAGGTCAATTCAGAGCAGTTTGGTAGCACAATCCCTTCCCGTTCGTATTTGGTGCGCGGTATCAAAATCCGAGTACCGTCAAACTACAACGAATACACCAATACTTATGTCGGCGTATGGGACGGTACTTTTAAGCTGTTGTCTTCTTCAAACCCTGCGTGGATTCTCTACGATTTGCTTACCAATACTCGGTATGGTCTTGGGCAATTTGTGTCGGAATCCATGATTGACCTCGGCCAGCTCTACCAGATTGGTCGATATTGTGACGAAGAGGTCGATGATGGCTTTGGGGGTAAAGAGAAACGCTTTGCAATCAATACGCAGATCACCAGTCGACAAGACGCATACCGATTAATTCAGGATATTGCCGGTGCATTCCGCGGCATGGTGTTTTGGGCTGGTGGCATGGTTAACATCATGCAGGATAGCCCATCAGATCCGGTAATGATGTTTACCAACTCCAACGTCAAAGATGGACTGTTTACCTATAAAGGTTCTGCGCGTAAAGATCGCCCATCCGTTGCGCTCGTAACCTACAACAACAAGGAGGACGGTTATAAGCAAAACATCGAATACGTTGAAGATCAGGACGCAATGCGCCGTTATGGTGAGCGTAAAACAGAAGTCGTAGCATTTGGATGTACAAGCCGAGGCCAGGCTCACCGAGTTGGTTTGTGGCTTTTGTATACCGCCAGAATGGAGTCGGATGTAATTACATTTACTGCCGGCTTAGACGCCTCATTTCTGATGCCTGGTGAAACCGTTCTGATTCAGAACAAATATCGTGCAGGTAAACGTAACTCCGGTCGAATTGTGGAGTTTACCAAAAACAGCATCACTCTCGATGCGCCTGTGTCGTTAGCTAAAAGTGGCAGCTTTATTCGGATATTGAATCAGGAAGGCAAAATCGTTGTCAACGACGGATGAAAAGTGATCCACTTATATCTCC